TAGTATCAAGTATGTATTGGTTTGTTTTCATTGTATTTTCCTTCTTCTTAAAGGTTAATTAATATTACAGCTTTACTATACCAGTTCAATTTCATTTGTCAAACTTTTTATTTACTTCGTCCCAGTCCTTTGTTTTAAAGACTAGCCCATCTTTATTTGTTGCCTTGTAACTCACCTTTCCAAATAGTTTGGTTAGGTCTTTAATAAACTCGTTCACGCTCATAATGGTCGCTCCTTGTAAGTTAATGTTTTAATGTCAAACCAAAAACCAAACGTGCCTTCATAGGTATGGTTACGTTGTTTCTGTACTAACAGCAATGCCGTTGGTTCAGTCTTGCGGTCTTCAGGTAGGTCGCCTGTGCTGTTTAAACGCTCATGCTCCCTGTTACGCCATACACATAAAATGTTATCCACTAGGTTTCTAATATGGCTAGAGCCTAGAATGTGGGTAGCGTCTGGTATGGTAGACTCATCCATTTTCTTGGTATGGGCTACTAGAAAGATGTGTATGTTTAAATCCCTAGCAATGCAACTCAACCTATTGACAAACTGTTTTTGAGCTCCATAGTCTTCCTCTGATACGGAATCCACCTTCATTAAGCTATCTATCACCATGACATCGCAACCCAATACGTGCTTGCCATAATGAATACTAGCGTACAGGTCATCCTCGCTAGTCGTAGATTGTTGGTCATAGATGTACAGTCTGTCCTTATACTCATCACAAAACTCGCGTATGTATTGGTCAGTAGGGTCTGTCATACCCTTCTGCTGTATCATCCTAGCAATTTGTAATACGGGTCGCATTTCCATGCTAGCTACTAGCACCTTTGTATAGTTCATCAGGTGCAATAGTATCTGCGATAGAATCATAGATTTTCCGCTACCACTAGAGCCTGTTATGCAAGTCACCTCACCCTTCCTTACTAAAAAGTCAGGGTCAGTCTTCCTCCACCCCATAGAGTAACCACTATTTTTTTCCTCGTTATAATACTTGATAACGTCATCATAAAGATTGTCAGTAGACTTAATCTTAAAGTCTTCCGTTATTTCGTAATAGCCTTCAGCAACTACTTGCTCCTTCGTTACTGTTAGCTGTCTTACTACATCACCTGTGTTCATGTTTAAACAACTCCCTTTGGTATCACAGAGCTTTTGCTATTGGTATCTAGCCAACGCTCTTGATTTAAAATCGTTTCTGGAGAGGGGTTAAATCCTTCCTTCCACGCCTTGCTGTTACTCATACCGCTAGTCCAGTTAATGATGTCAGTAGCTACCTTGTCTAACCTCTTGGCTCTCCACTTCTCCTCACAACCTTTCTTATTAACCTTCCTTGTGTTGGGTAACATATCCCACCACTTGGAAAAGTGTGCAGAGGGTGCTTTAGTAACAACTGCTTTAGCAGTCATCGTATAAGGTTTCTTCTCTTCTCTACTATTCTCTAGTATAGGCGTTGTATATACTTCGTATAGACCTTGTATAGACTCATCCTCTAACCACCCTTGCAGTGCGGTTAACAGCTTAACCATTTGCTTTTCATCACGTCTTAATCTAAACGCTATTTCCTCAACGCTTGGCAAGATTCCTTCAGACTCACTTGCTAAACACCATAGCTCAATCAGAGTTACCTTCTCATCAGGTTTTAGTCTGCTCCACTCTAAATCGTTTAGTAGGTCAGCACCATACAATTTAAACCATGACATCTTTTTCTGATACTTCGGATTCTTGGGCTTATAGTGTTGGTACTTGTCCCAGTTCTTAATCTTCAGCATGATTTTCCTTTTTATGTTTAAACATTGTTACTTAACAATTCCTTAATCTCAAACTGTCGCAATTTAGGAATGTTTCCTGTGATAAACCATTTGCTTACCGCTTGCCTACTGATTTTTAGTTGGTCGGCAACCTGTGATTGGTTCTTAAAGTTATCTTTAACAAATTCTAATGTGATATTGTCCATACTTACTCCTTAAATTAATTGAATGTCTATTGTAGTTGCTAGTAAAAATAAGTCAACATTTATTACATCGTTTCCTTCATTTCTTTCACTTCTTCTTTAGCAAAGTTTACGGCAAACTCTAACAGCTCGTCCGCATACTCTTCTTTCGGTGCATAAAAGTATAGTAGGTTTAGTATGCTAGATACTAGCCCCGCCATATGGTTATGGTTAGGATTCTTTATCTTCTTTTCTAGTAATCCCGCAGACTTAACGCCTACCTGATAGCCTACGTCAAACTCTTTTTCTGTTTTAGTCATTATGCTACTCCCCTTATAATATCCTCTAAATATTCCTCATCCTCATTCCATAGTCTTTCAGCATTATCGCCATAAGTAAAATGAGGGTGCTTACTCGTTATCTCATCTATCAATTTCTCTTTATTAGTTTCTGGTACATACGAATAAAGACCATTAGCGTTTAGTTTAACTGCCATTACGCTACCTCCACTTCTTCGGTTAAAAAATCGTCTATCACATTCGCTACATGATTATCAACATCTACAACAACCTCGTTGTCGTCTTCATCATAAGCTACTAACTTCCATGATGTAATATTCATTACGCTACCTCCCAGTCATCAAAGTTTGGTTCATCGTTAGGATTGTTATCTTCCATGAGCTGATTCTCATAAGCAATGTCATCCTCATCCCCGTTTAAATCTCCATACTCTTTCATTACGTCTACTCCTTTTTTGTTAATGACAATTTATAATGACAGATTGGGGATAGATGTCAACATTATTTTTATTTTATTTTTTTTATTATAAGTAGTTTTTTGATAAGTTTTTCTTATTGATTATTTTTTAAGCACCTGTGGATAGTTTTATTTTTTTTATCCACAAGTTATCCACAATTAAAAAGATTATTTTTTTCTTGTATTTTTTCTTTTTTTGTGTAAATATAGTTTTACATTAATTTTAAAAGGAATTTTTTTATGTTAAATAAATGGGATAGTTTTATTATTACGAAAAGAAAAAAAAGAAATTGCTGTATTTTATTTTTTTTATTAGGTATTATTTTTTCTAATATAGTTTTAAAAATTATTAGTTTTTTTCCTTTTTAAAGCTAATGATTTTATTAGAGGGTTTAAACGCCCTCTATTTTTTTATCTATTTTTTGATAAGTAAAATAAATCAAAGAAAGTTGACATTATTATATTTTTATTTATTATGGAGCTGTAACAAAATTTTAATTTTAAAAAGGATATTAAAATGAAAGTAGAAAACATGACAAACAATAACGGCAACAAAATAGTGAATCAATTTATTATATACCAAGACGACCAGATATTTTTTCAGTCATACAATACAATGATAGCAATGGTTCAAGACCATTACATAGAATTAGATGCTAATTACTGGAATTACTCAAAAACAACCTCTAAATATAGAAATCAATTTCTTAATATGACAACGAAAGAAATTGAAAATGCTATAAAAAACGGCTTAATAACTTTAACTGATTTAAATCATGAAGGGGCTTAAACAATGCATGCAAAAACACCAACTGAATTTTTAATTAATATTTTTATGAATAGAAAAGTTATTCAACCTAAAATTAGCAATTATGAAATAAAAGAAATATCAAATGAATTAAAAAATAGAGGGGTTATTTTATGAAAAATGAAACCTATGCAGAATTTGAGAAAAGATTAATAAGACGCGATATTATATTAATCTCCATTGCTTTTATATTGCCTTTGGGCTTTCCTATTGTCCTATTCTGGATATATTAGAGCAATGATTAAGAAGCCCCTAACGGGGCTTTTTTTTGGTATTCATAAAAATTCCTAATCACCAAAATAAAATAAACCTCCATAAAGCTATTTATAAACAGCGTCAAAGCAAATTGACGTTATCGGATAGGATAGCATTAAAAACTAAATAAAAGCCGTTAGAAGGCGATTGTGTGCGTTTGTCCTGGAATGCCTACTGTTAAAGGCTTTCAGAGCCTCAATAAATAATTAGTACGTTTAAACAAAGAAAGTTTACATTTTTATTATAAATGTGTTTATAATGGTTGACATGCAAGGGGGCTTTTCCGCTTGCCTATTTTAAAAAGGAAAATAAAATGAACACAAACAAAATACAAGGGCTTTTTATTACAGAGGACCAAGCTTATTCTTTAGCTTGCCATAATGAGTTTATATCAGCAACACCCTACAATTTAGCCATTATGGAAATGCGTGAACATTGGAGTTCAATCAGGCAAGAGGAACTTTATACCCCTACAATTGAGTTTAAAGTTCCTAGCTCAAAAACTGGTAGAAACAAAAAATTCTGGACAGATAATGAAATTGTTTGGACTAAAGGAGTTGTTGGTTGGTGTACTGTGAAAACTTATATCAATGCACAGGTCGTTGATGCTGAATATGATGTACGTTCATCATTAATTAAATTAGGGTTGGCGTAAGTCAACCTTAAAAAGGAAAATATAAAATGAAAAATACAATGAATAGGGAAACTTACTTAAATGCCATGATGGATAAAGCAACTCCATTGTTTGATAACGCGGGCTTTAAAATTTCAGATATTAGAGATAAGTTAAAAGTTTCATGCTCTATGATGGTTGGGCAACGAAAATCATCAAAGTTCCAAGCTATTGGTCAACACTTACCAACCAATTGGAGTGAAGGCAAAAATCATGAAATGTTAATAAGCCCTACATTAGTTGATAGCGTTCAGGTGATTGGCGTTCTAATTCATGAAATGGTGCATGCGATTCAATCTCATTTATACCATGATAATGAAGGACGTTTAAACGTCAAACCACATGGCAAGGAATTCAGAAAAATTGCCATTGCTGTGGGATTAGAAGGGAAAATGACGGCAACCACAGAAAGCCCCGAATTGGTTGAGAAAATCAATTCATGGATAAAAGAATTAGGTGAATATCCACACGCGAAAATCAATCTTGATAGCAGAGTAAAACAATCAACTAGAATGATTAAGCTAGAATGTCAATGCGGATTCATTGCTAGATGCTCTAACGGTGCAATAAATAAATACGGCTTGCCAGACCATTGCGGTATTGAAATGGATATCGTTTAAACACTCAAGGATAATCAAGCCCCTTAATTGGGGCTTTTTTATTGCCTAAAATATATCCAAACCAGTTACATGGTATCAACTAATAACGTATAATCCGATTCATAAGGCATAACTTCGCCTATATAACTCCCAAATCTATTTAAACACTATTTAAACGCTATTTAAGAGCCTATTAAAAGGCTTTAATAGTATGACCTCAAAGAATAATACAATCGCTTACAACGGCTTAAAATCAACGGGTTAGGATTGAAGGGGTATAATATAGCGTACAATATAAGATAAAATAGGTATAAAAGGCTCATGTAGCCCCCTACAAGGCTCATGGTAAAGACTTTGTAAGTATTTGAGGGGATAGTATCAAACATAAGATTCAATCGCTCTATGGGCTTTAAAATGGCTTGAGTAATATACTCAACAACCAACAAGGAATATGTAAACAATGAATGACAACAGCAATAAGGGATTAGAAGCAGAACCCGAAAGTTATCCACAGGGTAAAGAGCAGGACTTATCCACAGCTAATCTAAATGCGAATGAGAATCATTCTCAACAAGTAGGATTGAATCCTGTGAAAAGAAAAGCAGGTAGACCCCGACATCTTGTTTTAGCGACCACCCAGAATGAGGTCTATGAGTTATCTAAAGTAGGTACTAGGCATGAAGATATCGCCACTCTAATCGGTGTATCTCATGACACATTGACAAAGTATTATAAGAAGCAGCTAGACAGAGGTAGGATAGAAGCTAACGCAGCAGTAGCTGGAACAATGTATTCTAAAGCAATGACAGGTGATGTTGGTGCGATGATGTTCTGGTTGAAGACGCAAGCACAGTGGAGTGAAAAAAATACCACAGAATTAACTGGAGAGGGGGGTAGCCCTATTAACATCAAAGTTATTACGGGTATAGATTAAAAACCCCATTTCCAAATTTTTGCGATATATTTTTTAGACGCTTTTATACTATACTCTACTCTTCTCTTCTCTACTCTAGTATATACCAAGACTATACACTGTATATACACTGTATATACCAACTCGTAAACACTGATAAACACAGGGAATTACTATGAACGATGAAGCTTTAAGAAAGTATATGATGATGTTATCGCCTAATGCGGCTAACACAACTTACATGCAGCCAAACCAAGAAGCTATGTTAAGAAATCAGTCTATATCTCCGTTTACTCCACAAGGCGGTGCACAGATGCCCAACCAAACAGGTATGGGTATTAACGAGTTATTAAGTGCCTTAATGGGGGCTCAAGTAGGAGCTTCAATGCCTGCTGGACAATTAAGTAATAATGAATTAGAAATGATAAGCTCTGGTGACCCAGACGGAATGACCGCACCTCCTATGCAATTATCTCCTGAAGAGATAGCAGCAAGACAAGCAGCTTATGCACAGCAACAAATGATGCAGCAGCAACTAAATGGTGAGCAAATGCAGCAACGTGATGATTCCTTATTTGACCAAATGGTAAGACAAAGGATGGGTAGATAGTCATGCTAAAAAAACTAGCAAATTGGCTTGGACACTCTTGGAATGTTCTAGGTTCTGACAATGAAGATAGATGGGTAGAGCTAGATGATTTTGGTCACTGGGAATACAAAGTTACTAAAGGTACGGGCGGCAAAAAAGTACACTTCTATGTAACGGTTACCGAAACAGACCAACCACTAGACGCTGGTAGAATGTGGAGCGTAGAGTTTGATTCTAGTTGCGATAACCAACACAAATCCGCTATCATTGAAACAGGCGAAAAGCACGAGTTCTCTGTAAACACGAATTTTTGGTCAGACACTAACTTTACCTTTAAGATAACATCCACTAAAGGTGATGCAGATAGAAATATTCTTGTACATTTGGTAACAAAAACGACTTCATAATGTGGTCCTGTCATATATACTGGGGTTTTGGATTTGGCTTTGAGTTTTATGAGGCAGAACTAGAGTTTGAAGACGGTTCAAAAGACCCGATATCATATCTTTTAATTAACATCGGACCGATAAGGATACAACGTGGAGAATACATCTGAACCAGAGCCAAAAGCTTATCAGGAAAAACTAGAAGAACTAAAGAGATGGTTTGAAGCAATAGGAGATTGTGTATGAGCTTATACGAAAACATGAATAAAAGAAAGAAAGCAGGTACTAGCAGAACTAAAAAAAAGTCTACTATTACCAAAGCTGCTTACGCTAATATGAAAGCAGGTTTCCCTAAAAAGAAAAAGAAGAAAGCATAATGGCTATTAAAAAAGGTAGTGAAACATTTAGTGGGTATAACAAACCTAAACGAACACCTGGACACAAAACAAAATCACACGCGGTACTAGCAAAAGAAGGTAGCACAGAAAAGCTTATAAGATTTGGGCAGCAAGGTGTTTCAGGTGATAAAAAGAAAACACCAAGAAGCGACTCATTTAAAGCAAGACACGCAAAGAACATATCAAAAGGAAAGATGTCGGCTGCATACTGGGCTAACAAGGTGAAATGGTAGATAAAGAGTCTATTAACAAAAAGACTAGAGAAAGATTAAAAATCTGGAGGGCAAACAATCCAGAAAAAATACGCAATAAAAACTATAAAGATAGATACGGCATCTCATTAGAAGAATATGAGG